GCGTGGAGTAGTCTTGAGACGAAATATTGTGGGTATCCCAAATACTTTTGTGCTCCAAGTGCAAAAGGGGAGATGAAGGATGGCGTGTGGGTAGACCCCTTTGTTCTAAACATGAATGCTGCTGAAGATAAAGGCGGGCTTAATGAGATTTGGAAGATGGCTGCGGACGACTATTTAAGTGGAGTTGAGCTCCTTGTGGGTCGCGACCGAGTTAGACCCTTAAGTGAATTTGAAGCAATTTTTGGAATTGCTGGGACCGATCTTGGAGGGGTTGACCTTAAAACTAGTGTTGGCCCTCCCTTTAATCGACCGAAGAAACTATTCGTGCGAATTGACCACGATAACAAGATAGTCGAGTACACGCCTAGCATTGGGGATATGTTCGCAAATCTTGATAAGTATCTCTCTAAAGGGGTGGCTTTGTCTCAAGTTTGCAACTATGTTCTCAAGGATGAGCCGATATCAGTTGAGAAGTTAGCTGCTAAGAAAGTGCGTGTTTTTAACGTGCTTTCATTTTGTCTAAACGTAAGATTGAAGCAATTTCTAGGGCCAATAATGATGTTTATGAGAAGACATCCATTCTTCTTTGAGACTGCTATTGGGATGAATGTGACCTCGTATCAATGGGGAAAGTTGTTCGATTGGCTGGATGAATTCGGTCTCTGGATGGCGGCCGACAACCAGTACTTCGATGTGAAGGAAAGCACTAGGGAGGGGCTAGCTTCTCTTAGTGTTTTCATGCGTCTCGGGGAGGTGTGTGGGTACACGACTGAAGAGTTGGTTTACTTACGAGCGTTGCTAATTAGCTGCTTATACACAACCCGAATATGTAAAGGAGATGTATTTGTGGCAACCTTTATGATGTGCACAGGTTTTTGGGCTACAATTATCATGAACACCGTGCGTAACTGCCTACAGAAGCGATACTGCTTTATTCGATTGCGGCCCTCAAAGGAGCTGATGTTTAGAGACGGTGTTAGGCAGTCAACTCTCGGAGATGATAATGTGGCAACAACAATTTGGGAGTGGTATAATCAAAAGAGTATTCAAGCTGTTAGCCGGGAGTTTGGTGCAGTAGTGACAGATGCACAAAAGAGCGCGGAAGTTCCATTATTCGACCGGAAAGAGGACGTCACCTTCCTGAAGAGACGGTTTGTTCCAGGAGAGGTTTGTTTGGCTCCGATTGAGGCCAAGACCTTGGTTAAAATGTGCACCATGCGAGTCAGGAGTACCTTGTCAGACACTGACCATGTCTGCCAATTATACTCAAACGTTCTTGCTGAGGCTTGGATGCTCGGAAAGGACGCTTTCAATGAGTTCTCTACTATTATCAATGGAATAGTTGAGGAGGAGAAGCTAGTCTCTATTTACCTAGTTAGGTACGAATATGAGGAGTACTACAAAAAGTACAAAGAAAATACATTGAGTGTTTGGAATCCACTAGAAAATTCCGATTTTTAATTACAAATGAGTACAAGTAATACGTTAGAGAATAGCTCACTGGTTGAGCTAAAAGCAGCAGAGAATACCATGGCAGTGCCGAATGTGGTTTCTGTTGTTGCAACAAGTAAGGATGAGACTACCATCCGAAGGGGTAATGTAGTCGCAACACAAGATGTGTTTGATAGGGATGTGTTAATAGCAACGTACGCAATAGCGAGCACGGACACACCGTATGTAAACCTCACAGGTTCATTGGATCTGTGGAGGCAATATTTGCTAAGTGCAC